TCGGTTTCACTTATTAAGCCACCAAGGTTTTTTATTCCGTGAAACCTAACCATTCCTTGCTTAGTTGATGTTGTGCTATCATTTGTTGGGATTGGCCAAATTTCAATTTGATTGTTTTCGTGTGCGTCATAACATTGTACTGGATATGAAGTTATGCCTCTATCGGAATCAAATTGATTGTACTGCCTTGCTCCAATTCCATAATCTAGCTTTGTCCAATAGTCGCCGTGTTTAAATTCAGCTTTTTCTATTCGCTCAAAAGTCATATCACTAGGTAAATCGTAATATCTTTGGTTGGTTGATATTTCAATATCTCTAATGACTCTTAAAAATGGCCAGCCGTAATCTTCCCACAATCGCCTTTGCGTTCTTTGCAAAACATTTACAAGAACATCTCTAGTTGATTTACCTAAATTTGGTTGTAGCGAATGTCCAATTTCAGATCGTAAATCATTAATTAAAATCGCTAAAGTTGTTCCTCTGGCCATATGGACTCCTTAATATTTTTTGCCACCCTTGCCTTTTTTCTTAGTCATCAGATTTTGCCTCATAAGCTTCATTTATTTCTGTTTCAGGATCGTCGGCTATAAAATGGCCTTTATTATCCCTTGCTCTTTTTGGCTTGGCTCTTGATCTTGTTGGCTTTTTATCTCTTTCTTGAAGATACATTTTGTCGAAATAGCCATCGTCAATTCTTGCGTCTTCAAAGGATTGTGGCAATGCGCCATACGCACCAAAGACATCAATAACTTTTTGATCGCCATAAAGGTTTCCTAATCTATCACGCTCTGCTTTGTCATCGTGGTCAAAAGAACCATCAACGACTATATTAAAAACAGAAGTTTCGCCGTGTATATGTCTAAGCATTACTAACTCTGGAATTGATAAAAAGCCTTTGTTAATAACGTTTCCTATATTTCCGTCTATAGCTACGTTTGCATTAATTTTTTCCATATTTTCCTCCTTATACAAAGGGCAAGCTGGAGAAAGAACTTGCCCTTTGGTTTATGCATTTACGCTATTTCGTAAACACCATGACAGTTTAACTGTGATGCACTTAGAACAGCAGTAGTCGTAATAGCACGATACATAACGTATTGTGTTGCTGGCCTTGCTGGTGCATGACGTTTCATTTTTTCTCCGTCCATGTAATACATACATAACTTTGACGGATCGATGATGTAACAACGCTTGCTAGGGTCTTTACCTGAAATTGTTAAATCATCAAGAGATGGATCATACTGAAACTTAATTCCAGCATAACTGATGTCGCCAACAGAAATATCTGTAGACTTTGAGAAACCAGTTTGGCTGTAATTACCATTTCTTCTAATTTCGTCAGCTAGACGATCCATAAAAGCTGATCCAGCTAAAGCTATTGATGGCTTACCACCAAATCTCTTTAACTGTCTTACTTCTGTATGAAGAAACTCAATTAATTCTGCTCCAGTTGCAGTATTTGCAATGGCAACATTGAATCTGTTTCTCCACCAAGTATTAGTTACAGTTGATAAACCACCTACTGTAGTACCTGATGCTGCTGGATTATCCACAATTACAGATCGAATACCAGCTAATGCTTTTGCATCTCCAGTACCATCTCCGTATAAAAGAGTGTTCATACCTTTAGCATAACCCTCCATCATATCATCTAGTTTATCTTCTAAAAGATTAACTAAAACTGTAGTATCTCTACCACTATGATTTGATGTTCCAGCACCAGCTAAACTATCAGTAACACTAATGCCGTCTTTTTTAAGTTCGGTAAGTGTTAATGAAATACCAGTATGGTGTTCTTTCCAAGGGTAATTAACTCTTTGGATATTAGCTGGATTTGCATAAGATACAGTATCACTATGCGTGTAACCAGCTACAGCTGATGTGTAAACTCCCTTTACTGCAAGAGATATATTCTCTTTACCACCAGGAAAAGTTTTTGAACCTTTATCCATAGCTGCAAGAAGAGGTTTATCTTGAAGTGAGTTTGAGTAGACTTTGCCCTTGTCTATATAATAGTCAAGCGCAGCGTTAGCGATATTCGCTAATTCGGCTGAAGAAAAAGCCATTTTTATTGCTCCTTATTTTATTACGATCCTCCAGTTGCCAAAGCGTTTTGAACTGCGTCCATTAAACTTTTTGGCTCTGGTACTGGCGAACCACCTAATTTACCACCAGACAAACTTCGTATTGGTCTTTTTGCTCCCATTCTACTTTGATGACGCTTGTTAACTGTTTCATACGCATTTTGCGCTAAAGCTAAAGCATCTTCAGAAGAGTTTGGTCGCCCATTCTCACGAACTAAAGCCGATACTCTGTCGTCAATTTCATCTTGTTTGAGTTCAAAATCTGGGTCTGTTTTGCGAATATTTTCTTCCCAATTAGTTACAGATTGAGCAATAACGTTTAAATGATCTTGAGTTTTCATCTGCTCTTGCTCATTTAACATTTGTTGATTAGCGTTCTTTTGTAATTCAACATCTGCTCTTGTTCTGGCTAACTCTTTCCCTATATCTTCGTCCATATATCCATCTTCAATTTTTTGCTGAATATCTTCTGGAATCACTTGACCAGTTACTTGCTGTAAGTTGCTTATAATTGGCTGTAATGCTTCCAAGGCAGCTTGAGGATTACTCTTCATTAATCCCATAATTGACAAGCCTTGAGCAGTTTCTTCGGCAGATAACTTCATCTCCCTTAAAGACGACTGAATCTTTTCGTATTGCTCATGTCCTTTTTTGTACTCGTTTTTTTCAGCAATAACTTCTTTGAATCTAGGTTGTAAATGCAAAGGAACGTTATCAAGAACTTCTTTCTCTGACTCCTCGGTTAAAGGTATGTCCGTTTCAACTTCTTCAGTTTCGTTCTCTACGGATTGCGATTCCGTTTCTTCAGGTTCATCTTCGTCAATAGCTGATTGTACTACTGACAATAAATCTTCTTCAGTTTCGCTTTCTGTGCTGGACGACAGCACCTCTTGATCTTGCTTTTGCTCAAGTTCGTCCTGGTTTTCCGAGTCAATGGACGATACTGACTCTTTTAGGTCTTCGACCATAATACGTCCTTTCGTTTAGTTTATTATACATATGTCGATCCCATCTTTCAACACCATAGCTAATTAATATTTCCTATAGGTGGTAAAGAAGAACCATTAAGCGTGTTTGGGATAGACGCATTGTTTACCCCTCCACTTGGCGAACCTTGTAAAGCTGGATCGCCAGTTCCCTCTCCTTGCGACTGATTCATAGACACAATAGACGGAATACTTTCAACAACAGCTTGCGTTACATCAAGCTTATCGTCTAATCTTTTCAATAACTCTTTAGCCAGCCATAACGGATCAATTCCTGGAATCTGTAATAGGAATGGCATAATTCTTTCAATATTAGCAAGTTCTGCTGCTCTGTTTGGCTTGCCAGTAGAACCAGCTTCTATTTCAAGAAAAACTTCGTTCATAATGTCTTCTCTAGTCATTTCAGGCCAAACTGCACCTTGCCCAACTATTTTTTTAACTTCTTCGACTGACATTAAATTTAACATTACTTGCCCAGCTGATCTGGCAATTTCTGACATAAATGAATCTAACTCGTCAACATTTGCTCCAAGAGATGACATTCTGGCACTTTCAGCAATGCTTGTTTCTGTAGCCGTTGCTTTTGACACTCCACCAAATGTACTTTCTTGAGCGCCTACAACTAACTGAACATCGTCAAATAATGACTTAACTTCATATAAATTTGGATCAATGCCTATTTGTTGAACTGGCTGTAAAACGTCATTTACTTTTTGTCCAGCAGCTAAAGCTTGTAACTCTAATACAGCATTTGCTGGGTGTGTTGCTAATTTTTCTTTATCGCTTTCTTCCAACATTCCAGCTGGTGCAGCATATTTTGGCCTATTGGCTCTTCTATGTTCTCTTAAAGCTTGCCTTGCTCTGTTATATTCATTCTGCATTGGCATAAGTAATTTAACGTCTGATGGTGGATAAAGAATGTCTTTATGCTCAACTTCGTTAAACACTAATGGAAATATAGGGAAAAAATGCTCTACCTTTACGTCTGGAGAACTTGGTTCTCTTAAAAAGTCGTCATATCCATCTGCTACACAAAGCTGTAATCCACTTTTAATATCGTAAATTTCAAATAATAATATTAATCCCTCTTTTTCATTTATATCAATCTCTGCGTATGATGCTTTTTCATAATTACTTCTATCGCTCATCAAACGACCTTTCATGTCGTATGATCTAAATTGATTTTTCATATCTATGCCATATATTTCTTTAACTTCTTCAGGAGAAACATACATCTCATGGCATACCCAGTTTGCGCCAACAAAGCCTCTAACTTGCCTACATTTTGGATCAATAATTATTGAATCTGCTTCTGGGAAGTCAAAAGTTAATCCCTCCCTAACTGTAACCATAGGCTCTTCTAACAATGCTTTTAATGACAACTGCAACGCTTCAATTTGTGCGTCATCTTTTTCAATAGTGCCGTCTGCTGCCTCACTTGCTATTCTATACAAATAGTCAATCTGCATTTGTAAATCGTATATTTTGTTAGACACTTCTGGCATACGATCCATTTCTCTTTGAAATCCAACTTTAACGTAACCAACGCCAGTTGTTACAACTCTTCTAACTAAAGCTTTCATTTGTGATTTAAATGACGGCTGTTGCTCTGCCATATAATAATCAAACAACTGTTCTAATGTTTTTGCTACATTATCCAACATTTTACGATGTGTTTGGCCTGATGTGTAATCTTGTATTAATGCAGTTGCTTCAGCTGGTGGCATTAAGCCATTTTGTTCGGCCATTGATTGCGCCTCATAAGCTGCTGCTAAAGTTTTTTCATCTCTATCCCATATAGCGTAATCCATTCTTTCTCTTCTTTTAGCTGTAGCTTTAGGATTTTTTGCATATAAAGATGCTGTTCTTTGCTGAACATGGCGCTGAAGTATATTGGCTACATAGTTTTTATCATTCCATTGAGTGTCATCAAAACCATTTATAGCTGCGTCCATATCTTTTTTCATTTGCTTAAAAGCTTTTTCGTGAAAGCCTTTTGCCGATTTTATCCTTGAAACCCAATCAGAAACTAAAGCTTTTCTTCTTTCTGTAGGTTCTGGCTTTTCTTCTTTTTCACTTGCAATGATCATTGTTGTATTTTCGTGCATTACCAGCCTCCAGTTTTGTTGTGCATTCTATCATGCTTTTTTTGTTCTTCTGCTCCCCATTTGACCCAACCCATTGTGCCAACTTCAGGAATCTTTTGTTTGTTATTAACAAATCCACCTGGAGTGCTGGTTCTATCTAATCCCATTCCTATCCAAGCTATTGTATCTACAAAGTCATCATGCCTTGAATTTGGAAACTTCAGCAATTCGTCTACTGCTTTTTGTGTCCAAGGAGATACTTTTGGCAACAAAACTTTTTTCATTGCCATTCTACCTAATATTGACTGCGCCCTTTGCACCTTATTAGCTACTGGCGTAACTTCATCAATTCTGCAATATACTCGTTCTTCAGCCATTCTTTTTCTCAAAAAAGGTTTTATACTCTTACTAATATGCCCCTTTTCTGCCCACCATATAAGGGGTTTATGTTTTTTTATTAGATTAAGCATAGCTGTAACAACTTTATCAGTCGGCTGTTTTTCCCACCACGCATCAATTAAATATATGTCATCATTGCCGTCAACACCAACGACCAGCAAACAAGTCGCATCATTTCTTGACTTATCTATTCCTACTGCATGATCGCTTGCTGCATATATTCTTAAATCTGTCGGCAAGTCTTTTTTATTGTAATAAACTATATTAGTTCTCTCAAACAAATCTCCATCTTCAGGAGTTGGCCTTTGCTGATACAAAGAAGTAAATCCTCTGTTATCTAATCTTCTTTGCGCCTCCATAAATTCCATATCAAATCTTTCAGGCCACAACAATTCGCCATTCTTACGCCCTAATGGATCATCGTCTTCTGCAATAGCTGGCAAGTTTATTATCTTCCATTTTGACGCTTCTTCTTCTGTGTAATGTGGATTAGTTGGATCAGTTAATCTGCCAATCAAATCATCTTCATGCCATCTAGTCTGAACAATTACGATTGAGGCCGATGCTGTCATTAATCGTGTCATTAATACTTGAGTAAACCATGTCCATAATTGTTCACGCAATGTCGGAGAACCAGCTTCTAAACTATCTTTTATAGGATCGTCTAATATAACAAAATCTCCACCTCGACCAGTTATCGATCCACCTCTTCCAACAAATACAGCCATACCACCTGATGACGTTTGTATTCTACTTTTTGACGCACCACCTAATCTTAATCCAAAATTAGGAAATACTGTTTTGTACTGAGCAGAAGTCATAATTGACCTACAATCTGCACCAAAATCTTTTGCAAAATCTTCATTATATGTAGCAAATATAACACTTCTATATGTGTCTTTACCTACAATCCAAGGTATAAATCGCCTTGATATTAACTCTGATTTTCCGTGTCTTGGTGGCATACATAC